CTTGGTTTCTTGGGCGTGGGCCTTGGCGTTTACTTGGCATAACTTCTCCCGCGCTTCGCTTGGGCTACCGCGCCCGCAAGCGGGCTTGCTATCGCTGGGTTTTGGTGGTGTTGCATGTCGGGTGTACCTCTGTTGTGTTGGGTTTGTTATCGGTTTGTTTAGGCCGGCATGTTAAAGCCTAATGCGGTAATGCTCTCCCACGGGTTGCACTCAGTCCGTTACCTTGCATTACTTCTTTGGCTGATTATGTTTACAGCCCGCCCCAGCACGTCACCTGTTTAAGGGCATGCCGGTCTACCCACGCTTTCCGTGTGTTACCTAACGCCGTGCGACGGGTGCAGGTCTTGGTACTAGCCGGTTGTCTAACGCTTAATACAGTAAGGGTGTACGCAGTAAATCAAATACTTGTTTAAGGTCTTGAGGGCGCCACACTACCGCACGTTGCCCTGCCGCTGTCAGTGCGTGTAACCATTGTTCTTGGCCGGCAGAGAGTTTGCCTCGTGCTGTTTTAAGTTCGGCATAAATGATTATGCCAGGCTGTTGTTTAGCAGTGTTGCCGGCATGAACTAACACAAGGTCCGGGTATCCGCTATCACCTTGGTTAGTGGTTGCCCAACTTCCATTAGCGCGTTGGCTAGGTAAATCGTGATGCACTAACCAACCGTGATTACGGGCAAACGCGATAATTTGGTTTTTTAATTCGCGTTCACTCATTAGGTTTGGTGTCACTTCCAGGCCTCTATAACTCGTGAGGCTTGGGAAGCGGTCAATGTTTCTAGTACTACGTCATCGGTTTCTAATGTTACGTGCAGTAGTTCTAAAGTTTCTACGTCGTTTAGTTCTTTGCCTTTGGCTAATGCTTTAATAAACCGTATTTGCTTATCGGTAGCAAAGTTGCCTGTAGGTGCGCTTACTGTGCCTGCAGCACTACCAGCAACAGCCCTACCTTGTTGTGCCATCACGTCCTTTGGTGCATCAGGGTTTTGGCGTGCCTCGATTTCGTTGCGGCTTGCAATGCTTTTAGACACTCCGCAACCCATATACCCAAGCGCACGACCTAGCGCACTGGTCATACCTACCATGAACTCACTGTTTTTGGTGTAAGGCGTTTTGCCTGGGTATGGTTCGGCTGCCGTAGCAATGGCCGGCAAGGTGTCGGTTTCATCGCGCCAAACAGTGATAGTGCAACGTATAAAGCAAGAGCCGTCAGGCATTGTTACTGTTTCGTTTACGGTTTCTTGTATGCGTAGGTTAGGCCAGCGTTTGTATGCTTCAGCAAGTCGCGTTGGTACGTCTACGTAATTTTGTAGGTCAAATGCCATTGGAAACCACCACTTCGCAGTTTTCCACTTTTAACACTTGCGTAACTCGTGCAAGTTCTTTTGCGCCGTAATGGCCATAAGTGTTGTTTTTGTCTGCACAAGTAAGCAGCACGTTTAGTAGCCATTCACCTGCGTCTAAATCTTCTGCATCGAAATCGTGCATTGCTACTAGCAAGGTCACTTTTTGCAGTTGGGTATTAGGGGTTTCTACTTTTTCTTTCATGTCGGGTTTCTTTCTCTTAGTCGGGTTTACTTAATTATTTATAGCACATCGGTATAGCACGGTAGCAGGCATCATGTCCATAGGCCATAAATCAGCCTGGCGCATGGCGTAACAGGGCTTAGGCAGGGTTACGTCCCAGCGGGCGGGTATGTTGCAGCGCTTTAAGTTTGACCAGCCGGCAAGGTTTATTAGGTTGTCTTGCTCAATTATTGCAAGCACGTATAGCCCGTTTTTGTCGTGGTCGTGGGTAAGTAGGCGGCCTGTTTGGCATCTTGTGGCACGTACTTCGTAGCCGGCAACGTCGTTAGCGGTTGGGTCGTAACCCGTGTGATGGTATTCGACGCCAAGGTAAATGGCTAAAGCCTGTTCGCCTAAACAGCCTTGCAAATTGGTTTGGTATGAGTTGGTTACTTTGCGCCCGTAGTCACGGTGCCGTTGGTTGTTGTTTATGCAGTCATCAGTTTTAAGTTTGGCAACTTTGTAGGCGTTAGCAAGTTCGCTTGGGGTTAGTTCTATACGCATTATTGCAATTGTTCTAACTCAATTATGGCCAGTTCTAAAAACCGTGCGCGTACATCTTCCATGCGTAACAGGTCTTGGCGTAGTGCTTCCAGTTCGCCTATTAAATGAAACAGGTGTGTATTAACTGGTTTAGCAACGTGGTTTGGTCTTACTAAATCGTCAATGAAGGCAAACATTTTTTGGCGTGTTGCCTCGGTTATGCCTGTTTCGGGTTCTATTGGTTCTTGCATGTCGGGTGTCTTTCTGTTGTCGGGTTATTGGGCTGTTTTCCAGGGCGCCCAACCACTATTTAACCATATTTGGTAGGCGGCTTTTGTGTTTATCACGGGGTCAAATAACTGTTGGCAGTCGGTAAGTACGCCTTGGGCCTGTAACCAGCCTTGCGGCCAGTACGTCGAGGGGTTGCACCAAAACCCGTTTATTTGGTAAAGGCCATAACTACCGCCTGCCGTATCCAATGCGTTAAACGCGTCGCTCGTGCAACGGCTTTCGCGTGCGGCTACTTGGGCAATGGTGTCAGCCTCGCTAGCAGGCCAACCCAACACTAAGGCCAGTGACACTACGTTAAGGCAATTGCCCTCGTTAAACGGCGTTGTGGTCGTTGTGGTGGGCAATAATGGGGTTGCCTCGTAAACGTATTCAACGGCTACGGGGCGGCTTGGGCCACTGTCAGGCAGGCCAGGCATAACCCAGGCAAACAGACTTGCGGCAATGGTGCATAAGGCGCCTAGCGCCAACTTTGCTACAAATGGGGTCATGGCATTTTCTCCAATTGGTAAGGCGTTTGCCAACTGTCGCCGGCAGCAGTACGGAACGCGATTTGACTAGCCAAGACTTCAAGGCTGTCAGGGTTTCTAAAAATCTGCACTAACACTTGCTGGCCGTTATCCATGCGGCCTATAAAACATTCATAGGTAAACGTCTGTAGTTCATTCATGCGTTGTAGTCCTCTTTTCGTCGGTCATAAAACCGTAGTAGGGACGTGTTATGCGGTGGGGGATACTGGCGCTAATCCTTGCAGGTATTGGGTTACGGCTGCAGGTACTTTGTCGCCAGGCCAGTAAAACCAGTGCCAAGGTTCGGCCGGCATTACTTCCAATGACCAACCAAAACGCGGGCCATGCTCGCACATAAAGTCGAACGTGGGGCCACTCATGTTTGCATAGTCACAGGCCAAACCGAGGTTATGGCGGCTAGTTCCTGGCACGGCCATCGGTGCGTTGCCTGGTTTTAGGTAATAGTTTTTGCCTTCGTATACGCGGGGCTTTTGCCCTGGTATAACGTCGAGTGTGTAGCGTGCTAAAAATCCTTGGCGCTGCAAACTGACACTGCGGTATGTGTCGCCAGCGCTAATCGGCTTAAATTGTTTTATGCCGGCATCGAACGCGGCAGCCCTAACAGCGTTGTAAGCGTTAGCGGCCAGTGGGTGCAATTTGCCAAACGGTTTAACCTCGACGAGTAGGCTGGCGGGTAGTTCGCCTGGTTTAACGTGCTGCAATGATGCAGGCATTACCAGTTTTTTAATAGGTGGTATAGCCATTACTAAGGCTGAGGGGTTTTGCTTTTAAGGCCGTTAGACGCCACAAGGCCAGACAGTGTGCCAGTAAGAAACACTAGCAACGTGGATAGCAGGTCTATTAGTTGCGCGTCTGTTGGGGCCTGTTCCATTGGCTGGTCTACAAACAGCACGCCGTAAATAAACGCCATAACAGTAAAGGTAAAACATACGGCCATTAGACGGCCCACGAACACTATTAGCGCCGCGTGTTGCTGTTCAGGGGTTTTAATCATTGTCGCACGCCGCCTTTGTAAAGCATTGGTAATTAGTGTTTGTTTTAGAAATTGTGCAACCACTACAGCCCCAAGCCACTACTGCTACAAGGATTGTGCAGCCAAGTAAGTATTGCCATTTCATTACGCCTCAGGTGTTGGTACTGGTTCGGGCTGTGGTGGTGGCGGAGTAAAGTCTTGTGTTTCTTCGTTATAGATGTAACCAATCCCTGCATACGTTTTGTTTGGCGCGTCCATAAATGTTGGTACACAAGTTACGCCTGTAAAATTGCTGTACCACTCGGCGGCTGGTAAACCCTCGATAGTTTCGGTTGGTGGTACGCCTGTTATTACTTGTGTAACAATGTTTTCCGCGTCTAGTTCCGCGTAATATCCGACTAATTCCATTGCACGTTTCCTGTCCCGGCTGTAATGGTTGCAATAGTGTTGTTG